CATCTTTTGCTCTTATGAGTAGTCCATAATCACTTGTATTATCTTGTTTTCTATATTCTCCTAAAATAACCCTATTAAGATTATTTCTATTAACTAATATTTGATTACCTACAATTTCTATAGTTCCATCTGCACTGACAATTTTATGTTTACTGGTAATAAATTCTCCAGCTTCTAATTTATTTACACTTAAAGAGCTAATTTGTGCTGATCCTATAGCACCCTCTGCGATTATTCCACTTCCTGCAGTTATAGAATTAGCTTTGAAATTCTTTGCTGTAAGATTTCCAGCAAGTTGATTTTCTACACTAAGTGTTTTACCTTCTAAAATTCCAACTCTTTCTACCGCTACATTAAGTTCATTTACATTAGCTTTTCCAATAAGTGCTGTTTGAATTTCAGCTTTAACTGAATTTAATTGTGTTATATCAGCTTTTGTAAGTATAGCTTGGCCAGCTTTTAATATTGCTGCATTTAAATTTTGTATATTGCCTTTTATAACATGTATTTCAGCTGCTTCTATTACATTAGCTTTAAAGTTATCTATTTTATTACTACTTATTCCACCATCTTCAAATGCTTCACCATCTAAAGTTCCATCATCTAAAGTAATATTATCTACAGTATCAGCTGCATCTTGGAATTGAGTTTGTATATCTTCAAATTTTAAAGTAGCATTAGCAAGTTCTATTGTATCTTTATTATGATCTTGTGGATATTCTATTGTTTTAATTATTCTTTGTTTCTCTTTAAGTTTATTTCTCTTTGAAATTAAAGTTATATCATCACCTAATTTATAATCTAAAATATTATATTTAGGATTCAATTTTGATAAATTAATAATACTTGCAGTATAAGCTCTATAAGGTTTGCTTAATTCATTAAGTTTGGCTTTTGCATCTTCAAGTAAACTTTCCTTAATAGTATATCTATCATCATTCCAATAAATTGTTTTAACTTTATTAGAATATTGATAATTTTCTACGTAATTTTTATTGTTGTTTATAGATTCTATAGTAAGTCCATCTTTTCCAACTGGTATTACCCTAGTAACATAAGAATATGAATTACTTTGAACTTGTAATGACTTTAAATTTAAATCTTCAATGAAATAAGTTCCTTTATCTTGGCCAAGGTGTTCATATATTTCGATTTTCTTTTCTAAAGTATTAAATGTTATATCAACTCTATATATTGATTTTATTTCTTTTATAATATCCCAACTAGAGCAATTAGTTTTTCTTACTGTTCTTTTCTTTTTTATATTATTTTCTGCTACAGTCCAGCCAGTACCAACTATAGCAAGATTTAAAGCTGCAGTTATAGTTTGTTCTATACTTTCATATCTATCAAAGGTTTTTCCTTCTAATTCTTCTATATTTAATTTACATATAAAAGTAGTGTAATTATCTTGAATATCCTTTTCTTTAATTACAAATTCATTTTGTTTATTTCTTATATAGCCTTCTTCTTCTATATCAAAGTAGTATTTAGAATTTTTAGAATATAAAAAAGAAAGTGTTTTATCTCCATTTTCTAATACACTTTCTATACATAAATCTTTATATTCTATTAATCCAGCAATTTTATTTTTATTTTTATCGAATAATTGTAACAAACATTAACCTCCCTTCTTTTATAGAATGTTAAGTTTATATTGCTTTTTATCCATAAACATTTTAAAAAATACCAGGATAAATTTTAAATTTTCAATACAAAGTACGAATATTATTCCTCTAACATGAAATCAATACACATAATTTCATTTGCTGTCATATCATAACCATTTAATAAATCTAATTTAAACTTATGAACATCAATTTCAACTACAATCTCTTGTAGATCCTTCATATCTTTATTCCATTTATCTATTTTTTCAGGATTTATAGAATAATTACCATCTTCTATTTTAAGATTGCCATCTTCATCTTTTAGACAACATTCATCTAATATTTTTTCTCTTCCTTTATTGTAGTGCTTTAATTCACTTTCTATTTTTGAAATATTTTTACCTATTGCATAACTAACCTTAACTGGTAACTTTCTATTACTTATTTCTCCTAACATTCCTACTTTTTCTATTATTTCTTTATTTGTTAACTTTGCCATTTTAAAATCCTTCTTTCTTTTATTTTTAATATAAAAAGAGCTTACATTAAGTAAGCTCTTAAACTAGAATACAAAACAATTTAATTTTTTCCCTTCTTCAGTAGCTGTTGTTCTAAATTTTATTACTTCTGCTGATACTGATTGACTGTTTGCTAAAAATAACTCTTGATTAGTTACATAAGTTTGAATATTTGCAACTCCACTTTCTTTTAAAGAACAATTCATATTTAAAACTGGTTGTCCTTTTACTGATACATTTCCAGTTAAAGTTAAAGATTTTTCTATTACACTTGTTACATCTTGATTTTCTGACATTTTAAATTCCTTCTTTCTTATATATATCTTGGTTTATATTTTATTGCTATATCGCAATTATTTTTACTAAATGTTATTGTATTAGGTCCTGGTAATAAAAAAGGAAACTCCCAAAAGTCAGTATCTAAAAACTTGTTAATACCTTCTTCTAAAACAGTTCCCTCTTCTCCATTTAATATTATCTTTTTTCCTTTTTTTAAATTCTTTATTATTATAGGATCATTGGCCAATCCTTGTATATTTAAATCAATTAAATCTACACTTGGAATAATCTCAACAATTGCTGGCACTTTATAGTTTCCTGAAACATTTATAGTTTTATTAGAAACTCTATTTAAATTTTCTGTTTGAATATTCCCTATATTATATCCATAAATGTTTAATTTAAATTTACCTCTTATTTGTTTTAAGCTTGCTTTATCTGAATTATTAGTTAATATACATAGAAATCTTAAATCTCTATCTTTAAAATATAATTCAAAAGGTTTTATCATTAACTTTAATAGATTACTTTTATCAATAAAGTATTGTTTTTTATCTAATGAATTTACTAATAATGTTACACCAATAGGATTAAGACCTACTTCGTCATCTAAAAATATAGGAAATGATTTTATTAAATTAATATCTTGACATTTAACTGTAGAATTTTGTATATCTACTTCTAAAACTTGTGCATTAAATTTTTTAATATCTATATTATTAATTAACAAAATTATCTCCTCCTTTTAGTACTTAAAGCTAATTTATTTGAAACTCTAGGAACTACTATTCTATCAATTTCTTCACCTGCTATAGAAATAGGTATTATTATATCACCGTCATTTCCACCACTGTTTTTAAGCATTGATTCAAGTACTCCCCTTGCAGTTTCTCTTGCAGTTTCTAAAACCATTTGTTCACTCATTTCATGATTATATATTCTAGTTCCTGAAGGTAAATCGTATAACTCTTCCCCTCTTTCATGTAAATAAGTTAATCCACCTTTGAAATATGAGTTTCCAGTCCAGTTGCCATCAGGTTTATGTCCTTCTGTAACATATCTAGTAGTTACAGTTGTTGTTTTAGGTTGTGGCCACCAACTATTCCACCAATCCTTTAACTTATCCCAATTGCTTTTTACATCACCAGTTGTAGTATTTACATCTGAACTTATATTAGAATTCATAGATGTTATTTTATCTACTGCTTCTCTTCTTGTTGCTTCAGCTGCTTTTACAGTTTCATCTTTTTGTTTCTTTGCATCTGCTATAAGTTTTTCAGCTTGTTCACTGCTTATAACTTTACTTTCATCTCTCATTCTAATTATTTCAGCTAATCTTTTATCACACTCATCATTTGCGGCCTGAACAGAATCATCTCTTAATTTGTTAAGTTGTTTTATTTTCTCTGAAGCCATTTCAGCAGTTATATTTTCATCATGATCTTTCATTCTTTCAAGTATAACTTTAGATTCAACTTCATTTTTACTTAATGTTTTAACTGCATTTTCTTTCATTTCATTTTGAAGTTTGTCAATTTTTTTAGCTTCATCATCAGTAATTTGTCTATGTTTATTAGCTGCATTTTGAATAATACTATTAATTTGAGTTTGAATATCATCTATATTACCTTTTTTCTTATTCCAGCTATCAGTAGTTTTTTTCAATATTTCTGCTTCTTCTTTTGTTGTAAGAACATTAGATTTTGCAAAGAAATCCTTTTGACTTTTTAATTCATCATTCTTTTTCTGATCTAATCCTTTTTTTATTTTATCGCCCATGTCTTTATAAAGCTTTTGTAGATCTGTTGATTGTTTTTTAGTTATAGCAGTACTTTTATTTAAAGTATCTGTAAAATCTTTTATAGTTTGGTCTTTCTGTTTTTTAGTAAGTCCTTTAGTTCCATTTACCATAGCAGTATATTGTTTTATTATTTCATCTTTATTTTTCTTAGTTAATACACCAGTATCACTAACAAGTTTTTTAAAGTTAACTGTCATAGCTTGTCTTTGTTCAGTAGATAATTTACTTGATTTCTTACTCATTTCAGTGAAGTTTTTCAATACAGCATCTTTAGCACTTTTAGTAAAAGTATCACTATGAATTCTTAAATCCATTAATGAACTACTCGCTTTTTTATCCATATCTAAATAAGATTGAACAGCAGTTTTAGTGCTATCACTTATTTTTATAGTATCTGTTTGAACTTTAGCTGTCATACTTCCGTATGCTCCACTAACTTGTGTAGAACTATAAATTGCTTTATCTGCAAATAAATCTACTGCAGGTGTAGCACTTTCATTTAAATATTGTGCTGTTTTATATCCAGCATATCCAACAGCAGCTACAGCTCCTACCCCTATTGCAATTGGTGCTGCAACACTAGCTAATGTTGCACCAAGTCCACTTGCAGCAACAGTTGCTCCAGTAGTTGCCATTGCAGTTCCTTCAGCTGCCGCTCCAACTGCTGCGGTTGCAGTTGTTGCTACTTCAGCACCCTTTGCAAATAATCCAAAGAAACCTCCTATACTACTTCCAATATTAATTAGTCCGCCAATACCTTTAGATATTTTACCGATACCACTTACAACTGGTCCAGTAGCAATAGCAACCATTCCAGCTTTAACTATAAATTCTTGTGTTTCAGGACTTAAATTACTAAACTTATCAGCTAAATTACCTACCCATTCAGCAACATCTTTTATAGCTGGAGCTGCCGCCTTTAAAGTTTTTATACCAGCGGTTTCTAATGCTCCAAAAGCTTGCTCTATACTTGCCTTTGTATTATCTTGCATTGTTCTTGCCATTTCATCAGCAGCACCATCACTCTTTTTAAGTGAATCAGTTAATTCATTAAGTTTTGATGGTCCAGCTGCTACTAAAGTAAGCATACCTGACATAGCTTCTTGACCAAAGATTGTACTTATAGCTTGTTGTTTTTGTTGGTCTGTTAATCCTTTTGTACTTTGTTGTAAATTCCCTATAATCTGATTTAAAGGCAACATTTTTCCATGAGCATCAAAGGCAGTAAATCCGATTTCTTTCATCTTTTCAGCTGCTTCTTTGCTTGGATCAGCTAATTTACTTAAAGCAGCTCTAAGGGTTGTACCAGCTTGACTCCCCTTAATATTTGCATCAGCCATAATACCAACTGCTGCAGTTACTTCTTCAAGGCTTTGACCAGCTGAATGTGCAACTGGAGCAATATATTTCATAGCTTCACCAGTATCAGATATAGCTGCATTTGTATCAGCAGCATTCTTAGCTAATACATCTGCTACATGACCTGCTTGGCTTGCTTCAAGTCCAAACCCTCTAAGAGTACCAGTCATTATTTCAGTAGTTGATGCTAAATCTTCTCCACTACTAGCACTAGCATCTAAAGTTCCAGGCATAGCTTCCATTATTTCATTAGTAGAAAAACCAGCACTTGCTAAGTTTTCCATACCTTCAGCACATTCATTTGCACTAAATGCAGTTTTAGCTCCTAAATCTAAAGCTTGATTTTGAAGTTTTTCAAAACCATCTCCAGTAGCTCCACTTATAGCCTTAACTCTAGACATTTGAGATTCAAAGTCCATTCCAACTTTTCCAGCTGCTACAGCAACTCCAGCAAGTGGTAAACTTACATGTGTAGTTAAAGTACTTCCAACCTTTTCGGCTTTTTCTCCAACTTTTTTAAAACCTTCTGAAGCATCTTCTAATTGTTTTTTTGCACTTTTAAAACCTTTTGTATTCTCTAACTTTTTATTAAAGTCATTTAAAGATTTAGTTGTTTTATTAACTTGTTCTTCAGCATTGTTTAAGCTATTTTCATAATTTTGTATTCTTTTAGCATTATTTTCTATACTTCTATCTACTTTGTCATATTGTTCTTGTAAATCTTTAAGTTTTTCTTCACTGTTTCTAACAGCTACATTATTATTTCCATAAGTATTTTTTAAAGCTTCTAATTTAGCTTTTTCTTGTTCTAAAGATTTACTTAATTTATCTCTTTCAGAAATATTTTTTTCAAGAGTATTACTAGCTTTATCTATACTTTCTTTGTATAATTCAATCTTTTTAGATTGTAATTCTATTTGCTTTTTTAAACTTTCTTGAACCTTAGTTACACTTTGAGTAGTATGGCCAAATGCTTCAAGTCCGCTTTGAGCTGCTCTTAATTCACTTCTATTATTTTTAATTTCTGAATTTATTCCTTTTAAGGTACTAGAATAACCACTATCATCTAGTACCATTTTGGCTGTAATTCTTTTTTCTAAATCACTCATTGTTCCTCCCTTCTTATAAGAAAGGTATTTCGTCTATGTTAACTACTTTTTCGACATATCCATCTGTTACATTCTCATTTTCGTTTTCAGATGTAGAAGTAAGTTCTTCGATAAGATCAGCAATTTCTTTATATGTACTATCAAAGAATTCACTTCTACTATAATTTAAATGTTTTTTTGCAATAAAAAAGAGCCTATTAATATTAAACGGCCTTTCATTTATATCTTGTTTTTCTATTTTTTTTTATTATTTTCAGTATCTTCTTTACTTTGCTTAACACCCATATAATCAAGATAAATATTAGTTGCAAGGGGAACAATTTCTTTTGTCATTTGATTAGGAGTTATTTTTTCAATTAGTTCCCCTTCTGATAGTTCTCTTGTTATGCATGAACATGATATAACTCTTATAGAGTTGCTATATAAATTTTGAGCATTCATAACTCCATTTATAACCTTACCGAAATTATCATATTTTTCATCTATATCTATGATAGTTCCGTTAGTCATTTTAAATTCTAATTCTTCACCTGCTAAATTTAATTTTCTTTTCATGAAATAGCCTCCTTATTAATGAACTGCATCTGTTTTCTCTTCTGGTATAGTAACTTGATTAAAGAAACTTTTTAAAAATTCTTCTGTTACATTTGGACTATCATTATCAACCTTATAATTCCAAAGTCCATTAGATAATGGTCTAAAGCTTGCATCTATTTTTTTTGCTTGGAAATTTGACTTCCCTTCCTTCGCCTTTATATCTTCATCAGATAAGCCAAAAGTACCAGCGTATAATATTCCATACCTAGTTCCTCCTTGAGCTTTTTCTGCTTCATACATAATAGCTAAAGTTGGAGCTATATCATTATCATTTCTAATAACACCACCAGTCTTAGCAAGTTTATGTCCCATAACATAACATTCGTCTTCATCTGTTAAATCAGTAATATTTACAGTTACAGCTATATCCTGTAATGTTTGTTCTTCTAGGATTTTTCTTCCTTCATGATAGTAAGGATCACTATTTTGTTTTGGTTTTATTGTTATTTGCTTTACACCTTCCAGATAACGTGGTTTATCATAAGTTATAGAATCTCCTTCAGTAAGTAAATGAGCTACAAATAACTTACTTACATTTACTATTGGTACTATTTTTTGTTTTACTGTCATTTAAAACACCTCTCTTTATAATTAATAAGGCAACGAGATATTAAATCTCATTGCCTTATGGTTTAATTTCTTTTTATCTTCATATAAATCTACAGCTTGATCTCTGTTAAAACCTGCTGATATCATTTTTTCTTTTATAGTTTTAGCTAATTTAATGTAGTTTCCAGTATCAAAAACATCTATTTGTACTAAATACTTTGTATAATCCTCTTTGCCTTCACTAAATTCGTCACCAGTTTCACTGATAACCTCATATTCAACATAAGGAGTTTTAGGATCATTAGCATGTAAGAAATATACTTTCTTATCAGCAGTTAAATTTAAAATTTCGTCAGAATTTAATGTTTGGGCCAACAACTTATTAATATCTATTAAAATCACCTCATTTTTTCAAAGATAATTTCAGCTACTGCAGCAACTGCTTTAGTAGAATTTTTTTCTACACTTCTATCGAAATATCCGACATGAGCTTTTTGTTCACTTGTACCGAAATTTTGAAATATATCATAAAATGCTTTACTTCTTGCAATTCCTTCTGTAGCTAACTCCTTCTGTCTTACAGTAGTTTTTATTTCTGCTAGTTCTCCAGTTGGCCCAACTGGAGTATCATCTTCTAAACCTTTTGCAATAACTTCTATTCCTGCTTTAACACCTTTTCTTTTATCACTAAAATCTAAAACCATATTTTCTAATAACTTTTCATATTCTTCTAATCCTTCTACTTCTATTCCACTAGCCATAAATTTCTCCAAATAAAAATAGAGCCTTATAGCTCTTTTATAGTACTATTGAACATCTTATATCTATAAACTCATGTCTATTGTCAAAATCGCTAACTGGTGGCAATATATCGTAATAGAATCCTTTGTATTTTATTCTAAACTTTTTATTTGCTCCAGGAACTAATAAAGCTTTTGTTTTATTGCAATATCTAACAGTAAAAGTTACTATATTCTCACTATTATCTGATTTTGCTGCAATAAAATCTTTTCCTTTTATAGTTCTATATCCAGCCCAGCATTTATAATAAAAATCCCATTCTGGAGTTTCAAAGTTATCATCATCTAGTTTTAAATTAATAGTTTCAAATTCAATTCTTTCAGTTAAATTACACCTAGCCATTTGTATCACCTTCAAATTTTAATTGGGTTAATATACTTTGTAGAGTAAATCTAATTTTTTGAGTTACATTTAAATTCTTAGTAGAATTTTCAGTTAATGCTCTATCTTTAAACCATTCATTAACTAAAACCCTACAATATAATTTAGCTCTTTTATTTGTACTATCAAACTTTTTACCAGTTGCTGCATATAAATATTCTTCAGCTACTTCTATTAATTCATTTAATAGATCATCTTCATCATCATAATCAACTTTTAAATATTCTTTAACTTCTTCTAAAGATAGTATCATTTAAATCACCTTATTTATTTTTTTGGTGTAGCTAATGTTATTTGGCCTTTGATAATAGCTTCTGTATCAACTTCTTGTATATCAAGTCTTTCTCTTACTTTTAATCCTGCTAAATCTTTATTCCAATAGCTATCACCTTGTGTATTCATTTCAACTGAAAGGGTTTCTCTATCAAATAGAGTAATAGCTTCTTTAAAGCAACCACAATAAATAGGTGCTTTTCCTTCGACACTTTTTAAAGTTTTATTAGAAATTCTTTTAACTGGATAAATTCCAAATAATAATGTTTTAGTAGATTGTACTGGATCAGGTTGTAAAATATATTTACCATTTGTATCTTTTAATTTATCTAAATAATTAAATCCATCTTGATTAGTTACAACAACAGACATTGCTGCAATACTTGGATCTAAAGCAACATTAAATATATCCTTTAAATCATCTAATGTTGAAACTTCTTTTTCCTTACCTTTTGTAATTTCATCAGCTTTTTTAAGAATTAAGAAATTTCTTGTAACCTTAGCTTTTTTAGCTATCCATTTTCTTAAATATGCTTGAATATTTTCTGCTGAATCTTGTATTAACTCTCTTGTTACTTTTAATGTTCCACCTTTCTTTTTTACAGAATATTTAACTTGCTTAAATTGTGGTGTATCTACTTCAGGGAAATCTCCTTCTTCTTCTATATTGTCAAATGGAGTTGATTCAGCATCAATTTCAACTACCCTAGAACCACTTAATGTAGTTACTGGTTCAACATTAACAAGCTCTTCTAAAGAATCCTCACTTCTTCTTAATTCTTTTACTTCAGTTCTTATTTCTTGTGGAACTGTTAAACCACCATCTGCAGCAGAACCCTCACTCATCTTATTTATTATTTCTTTATCCTCTGCACTTATAGAGCTTTCTGTTAATCTTGCTTTTATTGCATTAACAAATGCATTTATTTCTTTTTTTGAATCTGTAATTCCAAGTGATTTTCCTTTGTTTTGAATAGAATTCTTTTTATCTTCTTCATTTTCTTCATAAAGATCATATAAAACATTAAATTTTTCACTTAAATTTTTAAGTTCTTCTTTAGCTGCTTTAGCTTCTTCAATTTTATTTTCATCAACTAATTTTTTAACCTCTGATTTTTTATCGTTAATTTTATTTAATAAATCTAATAATTCTTTTGGCATTTTATATCCTCACTTTCTTTTTTAAAAAAATAAAGATTTAGTATAAATCTAAATCTTCTAATATTTTTGCTTTTTCTTGTTCTATTTTATTTTGTGTATCTGTTCCATCAGTTTGATTTTTCAAAGCTTTTATAACTTTGTTAGCTATTTCTTCTCCATCAACTTTAATTATAATATTAGAGTTTTCTTCAGTTTTATTTTCAATCAAATCTTTAGGAATATTCTTATATTTATCAAAGAAATCAGATGTACATGCTACAGCTTCAACATCTTCCTCAACTTTCACATTGAAAATTTCAGCTGCTTTTTCACCAGTAAACCAAGATTCTTCATCCATAAGTTTTGATATTTCATCTTTTTCAATATTACTTTTAACATTTTCCATATATATATTTAAAATACTTTCTTTACAGCTATCTAATGTATTCGCTATTTTTCTTAAATCATTAGCATTATATGAATTCCATAGCATACATAAAGGATTATGAATCATAAAGTTAGCGTATTTTGGTATTATAACTTCATCACCAGCTAAAGCAATTACACTTGCAATACTTGCTGCTAATCCGTCTATATGGACTGTTTTTTTACCGTTATGCCTTTTTAACATACTATAAATAGCAATACCAGCAAAAACAGAACCTCCCCCAGAGTTTATATATATATCAATATCTTTTGAATTATCTAAATCCTTTAAAAAATCTGATACATCTTGTGGGCATTTATCTTCATCAAACCAATACGAACTCCAACTATCTGAAACAATATCTCCATAAAAATAGAGTTCTGCTTTTTCTTCAGTTTGATTTTTAATTTCTATTTTACCTTTATTTTGTACTTTTCCACTTTTATCTTTTACACTTAATTGTAGAATTTTAGGCACTCTTTTTTTCTCCTTTCTCGTATTGTTTTCCTACTTCAGTTAATGGTATGTAATTTCCATTAACTATTAATTGTTCCCCACCTTCTTTATGTGGTAAATCTAATTCTTCTCTTGCTTCATCAGGAGCATAAATTCCATTATTAACACCTTTAGATAATATCTCCATTTGTGTTTTACTATCTGTTCTTAAAATAACTTTTTCATTAAATTTATAATAAAAACCTTGTTCTATTGCACAATTAGATAACAATTTAAAATTTAATTCTTCTTCATATTGCTTTAATATAAATAATTCTGTATCAACATAAAAACTAATTTGTTGCATTTCGGAATTTCTATAACTAGATTTTTCATAATTATTTATCTGATTAGGTTTTATTCCAAATGCTCCAGCAATCTGTAAAGCACTATATTTTTTCAATTCATAAAATTGGCTATCAGTAAGTTTTATATTTAATGGAGTTATTTTCATACCTAAAGGAATAGGAATTATTTTTCCTGCATTATTAGATCCATTAGCAAACCTTTCTATTCCTGCTATAAGTTTATCTTCTTTTGCTTTATCTAAATCACCAGTATATTCAAGAGTCGCTTTAGCTGTAAGTCCATTCTTATATAAATTATTTATAAAGTTTTGACTTTCTACACTACCTTCTAATGTATATTTAAGAATTTCTCTTACTGGTTTACCTAAAATTCCGTCAAATGAAAAAGAAGTTTTAAAATGCAAAACTTCTAAACTGTTAAATATATATTGTTCTCCTGAATATTTATCTGTGTAGATATACCATAAAGAATCCTTATTACCGAAAATTCCTTTGTCGTCAATAATCGGTTGAACACAATCACTTGGCATTATCCATAAATCTTTTACTTTTAAATCTCCACCATATTTTTGCCTACTAAATTCTTTTCTAATGTAAACATAAGCATTGCCATAATGATTTCTATTATTTTCAACTGTAGCCCAAAAAATAGATGGTGTCATATATGGATTAGGCCTAACTTTCAATAGTTTATATACATCATCATTTATTTTAGCTTTAAGAACTCCTTTTTCGGTTCTTTGATATAATTTTATAGGCATTTTCCCTAAAGTTTCTGATAACATTTTTAAACAAGTAAAATATGTTATTTCACTTAAAATACTTTTATCTCTAGTTGTTATTCCAAGCCATTGCAATAATTCTTCACTTTGCATATCAACTGGTCTTTGTGGAACTATAAAATTTTTTATTCTTTTAAAAATCCCAATACTACTCACCCCCTTTCTAGTCCCAACCCATGATACTTAAATACTGGTCAACTGTTTCATTAATATCTCTTAATTTTTCATCTTTAAATGCTAATTTATAAGCATCTATAACTGCATCAACTGGATCTATTCTTTTTTGTCTTAAATCTTTATCTATTTTTATTTCACCATTTGAATTAGAAACTATCTTAGCATTTACAACTGACCAACTTAGCAATTCATTTTTCTTATTATATTTAATATTTCCAGCTTTACATTCAAGCCTAAAATCTTCTGTAGGATCATTAAGCCATTTACAAGATTGATATATTTCTATACAATCAAATCCTAATTCCTCTAAATCTTGTAAAAATGCATCTGCATTGTGAGGATCATATCCTAATTGAATAACCTTTATTTCATATTTTTCTATTAACTCTTTAAGATATTTAATTATATATCTGTAATCAGTTTTGATTCCTCCTAAAGTTTCTGTAACAGTTAATAAACCTGCTTCAATCCATGTATCATATGGAACATCATCAGTTTTTATATGTTCCTGAACTCTATTTTTAGGAATAAAACTATGTGAATGAATATAATATTTTTTAGTTCCTTTATTATCATAATAAACAAAAACAAGAGCTAAAGATGTTAAATCTCCACCACTAGATAAATCAAGTCCAGCGTAACACTCTTTACCTCTAAATAATTCTAAAGTATCCATAGTTTCTCCCTTCTTCCACTCACTTGGCCCTATATATTGGTCATCTGAAAACTCATACCATATATTTAATGATTTAGTTAAGAAATTTCTTAAATCTTCTCCACCTTTTTGTTTTGCTTCTTTGGCAAATCTTTTTAAATTCTCAAAACTTTTTGGTATTTTAGCCACTAAAGGATTAGCTTTAATCCAATTTTTCGAATCCCATATGTCATCTTCATTATCCATTTGTGCTATATAAATAAAGTACTCTTCGTTTGTTATTACACCTTCGACAACATTTTTACAATACTCCCATTCTTTATAGCAAGGACCATTCAAATTAAATCCAGCTGTAGTTATAATTGATATTAAACTTTCTGCTTGGTTAACAGAACCATCTTCAAGTAACTTAACCATTTGATTAGTTCTATGACTATGGTATTCATCTATTATTCCTCCATGAGGATCAAATCCATCAATAGTTCCTGTATCTCTACCTAATGCCATTATTTTGCCACCATTAATTAAACATTCAATTATTGCATCATGGTCTTTTATTTTAAATAATTCTTTTAAATCAGGTTCTATTTTTATGAATTTACTAGCCTGCTCCCAAACTATTCTAGCTTGTTTCATCTTTGTTGCAGTACAATATACTTGTGCATTTGTATAATTATCAAAACCCGATAATTTAATTCCTATTCCACTATTTAATAGTGATTTTGCATTTTTCCTAGCTAATTGTACATAAGATTTTCTAAATCTTCTATATCCAGTTTCTTTAGATACCCAACCAAACAAAGAACCAATTATAAAATCTTGAAATCCAAATAGTTCTACCTCTTGTCCTGCAATTTCACCATCTGTAAATCTTAAATCTTCAAAAAATTCTATCGCATCAATAGCTAACTCTAAATCAAACTCGTACTTATACAAAGCCAATTTTGAACTTTCTAAATTATCTAAATGACGTTTACAAGCTAATTTAACAAGTCTTCCTGCAATTTCTTTACCTTCAATAACATCTAGTGCATATTTCGTAACTCTGTCTAACATTTAATCACCTATATATACTTAGTAAACTTATTTGCAGGATTTTCTTTATCTTGTTTAGGAACTACTAATCTACATCTACTTGCTATGCTTAATCCAAGATCACTTGCTGTTTTTCTACAACTATTTAGAAGTTTAAGCTGCATCTTTAATAATCTTTCATAATCATCATCTACAATAGTGATTTGTTTAGTTTCAATAACATTTCCTTTATCGTCTTTTTTTTCAATTTCTATTTCTTTTGTAGGGCCTCTTATCTCAACATCTTTAGTAACTCTTAAATATTCGCTTCTAGTTTTAATAAAAAAAGATAGACAATCTATATCTAAATTAGATATAATTCCTATCTCAATTAATTCTTTTGCTATCTTTTTAAACTCTTTTTTTTCATCTTTTGATAAGTAATTTGGTGGTTTTACCTTATCATTTTTAGCCTTAATTTCATTGTTTTTTCTTTCTTCAATCTCTGATTTTGTAAGGTGTTTACGCCCTTTAAGCAAAACTAAATCAGTCGGTTGTCTAGGTCTTGCCATTTTTGATACCTCCTTTCAAAAAAATTCATTTAGGGAAAATCCGCGGAGAAAAAGTGCTAACCATGGACTTAGGAGATTCAGTAAAAATTTTTACTGTACCCCTACCCCTTTAGTAATTCCTTTAAAATTTCTTGCATTTCTTTTTTAGCTGCTTTATTTGTTTTATATTTCTTATGTACATAGTAGTGACACCTATTGCATAGGCATATAAGGTTGTCCATGCTTGTCCTCTTGCTCCAGTTCTCCTTTAATTCTTCAATATGGTGTACATTATCTACATATGAAATCTTGTTTTTACTTTCACATAATTTACAAAGACCATGATCTCTTTTCTTCACAGTATCTCTTGTAAATATCCAGTCTTTACTTACATAAAATCTTTGTTCTTTTACATCAGTTCTATTTGCTTTATATTTTTTGTATGTTTCTTTATTTAGAATCTTATCTCTTTTATTCAACTTAGACTGACATTCATCACACATCTTTAAAGTTTGTGGAATTAATTTTCCACATCTACAAAATTTTTTTAGCATTATTGTTCTCCTTAATAAAAAAAGGTGGAACTTGATTTAAATCAAATTCTACCTTTTTTATATTTAGTCACTATATTTATGTATTACATCATCAAGATATTGGTTTAATGTATTTAATTCATTAGAATAAAAATTAGTTATACTATTTAAATTCATTAAATTATTTTGAATATTTACTTCATCAAAGTTATTTAATACAAGATTATTTCCAACTCTAGGATAATTTAATTCATTTATTACATAAGTATTAAAAATACTATATCTACAATTTAAATAATTATTATTTAATACAAGAAATCCACTTCTAAATAATATATCGCCAGAAAGGCTTAGAGTTTCATTGTAGTAACTTTCTTTAAACTTTTCATATCTATTATAAAATTCAACAAATATAGATAATACATTTTCATTCATTTCATATGATAGTAGTTTATAAAATCTATCTTTTGTTTCATTTGACATAAAAATTATGTTATCTTGTACAAAATTTCTTCTACACATATTATCAAATTCTTGTTTAATAAGAGTACTGTTGGTTCTTTCAAAAATAATACGTTGATTAAAGTTTAATATTCCAGTAGTATAAGCAGCAATATCAGCTTTTAAAATTTTAGCTTCTCTAACTATATATAATTTTTCATCTTTTTCTTTTTTATTATCATTGAATGTTATAGTCCAGCATACACCAACCATCGTTAGTATACCACTAATAAATGATCCTAATAAAGTAAATATTATAACTAAATTATTATTATTTGAATTATTATATATATAAAGATAACATAGATAAAAAATTATAATACATATTATTATAGTTGTGATAAATATTTTTATATTATCATTTATTTTTTTCATTAATAATTCCCCCTTAATTTAATTATATAGTATAAGAAAATCATAGACAATATAATACCCCATAATATATATTGTGTGGCTTTTACTATATTTCCTTTATGCTTTATATAATCAAGGTTTAAAGGTATATTAAAAAATAAATGACACCTTATTATTTTATGTTACATTTAATAGATTTTAAAACCTTTAATCATTCTATTAATATGACTTTGTTCAACACCAATATAATGTAATGTTATTGATGGATCTGAATGATTAAATATTTTTTGAAGAGTGACTATATCTTTATATTGCATATAAAAATGATATCCAAATGTTTTTCTTAATGTATGAGTTCCTAAATTAAATAATCCAAATGTTTCACCAGTTTCTCTAAGAATTATATAAGCTTGTTTTCTACCAATTGGATTATTATATCCTTTTTGAGATTTTATTAAGAATTCATCTAAATCTTTATCTTCACAATACTTCCTTAATTCTCTTTTTAAAATTGGAGTCATTGGAAATATCTTTTGTTTTTTAGTTTTCTTTTCTCTTATACATATAGTTTCCTTACCCTTTATATCTCTTACCCTAAGCTTTAAAATATCACTTATTCTAAGACCTGAATTTATTCCTATTAGAAACATTATATAGTTTCTTTCACTATATTTTCTTAGATAGTTTGCAATTTCTTGAACTTTTGAACTATCTCTTATTGGTTCAACGTAATTCATTTTTGTCTTAAAGCTCCATTAACTCTTTTAAAGCTGCTATGCTTCATGCATTCATTTATACCTTGGCAAGGATCATATATAACAATTTCTTCTTCACAATTTCCACATTTATACCCATTGCATAAAGGTGAGAAAAATGAACAAGCACATTTTAATCTATTCCCTTCCCACTTCATATACATTGGTAAATTTCTTTTTTTCATCTTCTCACCTCAATCTAAAATAAATTCATAATATTTTTAAAATAAAAAGCATTTAGACTAATCAATTTATTAATCTAAATGCTTCTAAGGGGTTAGTGAAAAAATCATAACTTTTACAATATAATAATAACATCTATATGCGGTTTTTTAGTGAACTCATTACGAAGGAAAACAGTAATAAATCCGTATCTCTAAAAATTTTCAAATTTAAACTGTTTATATGGATTTATAAATAACATATAATACATATGATCAATAACTTTATTTCTTAATTTTGTTCTGCAGTAATCTCCACTAAAGCCTAAATTATATCCTATTTGATCCCAACTAAGTTGATTAAAGTTAAAGTATCTTAATTTTACTAATTTCTTTTCACTATCACTTAATATATCTAATGCATTATCTATCATATTAATAATATTTTGATTAGACATTAATTCCTTTTGTAATTTTTGTATTTTTCTTTCCTTCTCTAATAGTTCATTTTCTACTGAGGAGGTAATTTTATATGTAGGTCCAGTCTTTTCTTCATATGATATTGAAGAAGCTCCTTGATATGTTTTTGATATAATCTCTATTTCTAATAACTGATTTTTTATAGTTGCTTTTATTGTATTGTAATTACTTAATATATTTTCTACTTTTTTAAAATCTTTTTTATCCATAGCTACCTCCATTATAGAAAATTTTTATATTATTATATTCTGGCTAGGAGATACTATATAAAGTGATATGGGAGATATCACTTCCTTTCATATTAGCGTTTCATTTCCTAGCCAGGTTAATTCAGATTTTATGCCTATTACGAACTAATAAAACATATAATTTTGAAATAGTGGTATCTGTTCGTTCTTTGATTTATTACAATATTTATTTCTTAATGCATTAAATTCTTTTAAACCAACTTCTCTTACTTTATTAGTTTTGAAGTGTTTTTTAGCATCTTCTATATTTCCATGTCCTTCGTTCCAATCTAACATTGCACATATTTTTTCTTCATATAAATCATAATATCTTTTCATAATCTACCTTCTCACCTTCTTGCATAAATGTTCTACTTTTCTTATATCCTCTGTTCCTGTTGGTGAATAATTATTTTCTAAACAATCAATAAAATAAGGACAATAAACTTCTGAATTTATACAATATCCTTCTCTATTAAGGCATGTTCCTATTATTCTTTTAGCTTGTCTTTTCCATCTTTTGTTTTTAGCCATTTACTTTATCCTTTCTTAGTATTGCAAACTTATTTCATAAAATAAAATTCTTTAATTATTTTAAGTTCTTCATCATCTAAATTTAATTTATTTAATAGCTCTTTTTCTTCACAGCTTCTTTATATTAAGAATAAAAAATACCGCATATTCATTTTTGAATAATACGGTATTTTACTAGAATAATATTTGGTTTTATTTAATTGATTAAAAATAAATACTAAAAAATAAACTTTATATATATTTAAAAATTATTATCTTAATATTAATTCAATATCATCATGTTCATTTATTATTTCAATAATTATATCAAACAATGTTTCTTCTTTTTTCTTTTGTGCATTTTCAAGTAATTCTTTTACATAATTTATATTTGTCGGATGACATTCTTTTAACATATTTTTATAATGTCTAACAGTTTCATTATATCCTAAATCTGATTTACTTTTATTAGCGTTCTTCCATATAATAGTAATCGGCTCACAATATTCATGTACTCCGAAACCTCCATATAATAAATCATTAAAAGCATTTAAATTATGTCCTGTTTTCCACGTTAAATCTTTTGTAAAAACTCTATCAACTTCTATATAAAATTCATTAAGATTACTAAAATTGCATCCATCAATAATAAGTTCTTTCTTATTCATATATCCCCCTTATAATTATTGTTGTCATCAATTTATAAGAATCACGAATTAATTATAGCATATTTTGTAAATACCGTACTATTCAATTTTCAAAGATCAATTTTTCTTAACAAGTTTTCAATTTCTTTAAATTACGAATTAATTTTATTTTCCGATTTTATAATGGTGTCTTATTAATATTTTTATGATATACTTTGATTTTGTTTAAATTCAATTATCATTTACGAGTATATTATATTAGAGTATAAACTTTTAAAAAGGCATATCTCCATCATCTACTGGTGTCATATCGTCATCAAACTCCTTAAAATTATCAGTCTGATTTGAATTATCTGATTTATTATTTCCTATAAAATTAAATCTTTCTATAATCACATCTGTTGTATATCTTTTTATTCCATCTTTATCATAACTTCCAGTTCTTATATTTCCTTCTACCGCTATTTGATTGCCCTTTAATAAATATTGTGCTATTGTTTCTGCTGTTTTACCAAATGCAACACAATGTATAAAATCTGCTTCTTGATCTTTATCTTTTTGTTTTCTTCTATTAACTGCTAAAGTAAATCTAACTACTGCATTACCTGTATTTGGTGCAAATCTTAGTTCAGGATCTCTTGTTAATCTTCCTATTAATATAACTTTATTCACTACTAACTCTCCTCCTCAATCCTTTTAATTTGTCTTTGAAGTTTATACACTACCATATCTGAAAACTTATCATAATCAAAGAAATCAAATTCCTTTAATTGCTCCATCATTATATAAACATCTGCTATTTCTTCTAACATAGCTTCTTTATCTTGATGAGCTATTGCTACTGCAAGCTCATTTAATTCTTCTATTGCTTTATGAGCTTGTGCTTCTTCCCCATAATGATTCACTATCTTTTTTATATTATTCATTAAACTTCAACTCCTTATTTAATCAGCGATAAATACATGTCTTGTATCTTCACAATAAAAATTTTTAACATCTACATCTGATGCTTCAAGAACTTCTCTCATTTTCTTTTCTGCATTACTCCATGATGATGCAATAACATAGCTTGTACATTCTGACTTTAATCTATTTTTCCCGCTCCACTTTATTTTGTATAATGATTTACTCATATTATTTAACTCCTAACATCCACTTGATTTTCTTCTCATCTTGCATCTATTTTTTATATTGTCGCTAATTATAAACTGATATGAATTAAGCTCTTTTTCCCTTTTAAGCTACTTACGCTTTATATCTCTTATTGTCATTTCCATCATCTCATGTGGTGTATATTTTTTTAATAGATTCATATTTATCTTCTCCAATCTAAATTTGCAATCTTTTGAAGTTTATCTATATAAACAAATTTTAATGTTCCTGTTTTCCCATTTCTTTGTTTTGCTATAATCCACTCCATTAAATTTTTATCTTCAGTTTCTTGGTTGTAATATTCATCTCTATATGCAAACATAACCAAATCTGCATCTTGTTCTATATTCCCACTTTCTCTTAAATCTGAAAGCATTGGTCTTTTATCTGCTCTCATTTCAACTGCTCTACTAAGTTGGCATAACAATATAACATTTATGTCTAGCTCTTTTGCTAATAATTTTAATTGTCTTGTTATTTCTCCTATTGCATATGTTCTATTCTCTACTATTTTTATATCCATAAGTCCTAAATGATCTATTATTAAAACATCTAATCCATTGGATTTTTTCATTGCCTTTGCTTTAGCTTTTATAGTTAATGTATTTTGATAATCTGAGCAATCAGTTACCATATTCCCTCTCTTGGATAATTCATTATAAGTTTTACTTATCTTTAAAAATTCGTCATCATTTAGTTTTCCTAGCTGTAACTTATTAGCTTCTATATTGCTGTTATAAGCTAATCTTCTTATTCCAAGACTTTCTTCTGTCATTTCCATCTCTATAAGTCCAACCTTATAATTATTCTTAGCAAGTCCATCTGCCATATTTAAAGCTATAAGAGTCTTTCCCATGGAAGGCCTACCACCAATTACAAATAGTTCTCCTTTTTTTAAACCATTTGTTGCTTTATCAAAATCTATAAAACCAGTTCCCATTCCAGGTATTTCTCCACCATTTTGAAATCTTTTTTCTATTTCATTTAATGTCTTAGCAAAAAGCTCTTCATCATTTATAACTGTTTTTTTAGAATTAGTGTTATCTATAAGTTTTTCTTGCATATGGCCAATTATATGATCTGTTTTTTTACTCTCATCATATAAATCTGACATTGAATTATTAAGCTCTTTAATTGCTTCTCTCCTATATGACTTATCCTTTAAGATATTTATATAAGCATTAATATTAATATTTAATCCACCTGCTATTAGATCACTTATGTATGTTATGCCTCCAACATCATTTAAATTATCTTTTCCTATGCTATCTATCAAAGTTACAAGATCTATATCGCTTCCATTTGAAAATAACTTACACATATTTAAAAATATTATTTTATGTCTTTTTAAATAAAAGTCCTTTTCATTTAATCTTTCAATACATTCAATTATGTTTGAATTGTTGTGAAGTATAGCTCCTAATACTTCCATTTCTGCTTCAATTGCCTTTGGTAATTCTCTCATCTTTCTATATGCTCCTTAATCATCAAAACTAAAAGGTTTATACACACCTGATTTATTTTCGTTAACTTCTTTAGGTTTGCTAATTCTTTGATTTAAATATTCTTCAAATTTGCTTTGTCTAAAGAGTGTTGAAGGTCTTAAATATTTTTCATAGTCTGTACCCTTCCATTCAGTGTATTTATTATTAATTACTACTTTCATATCATCTACTGTAAATCCATCATTAAGTCTTGCTGATATTAAACTAATCGTTGATTTACTATTTGATTTATATTTTGTATTTGCTTTTGTATTTAAAAAGTCAATAATTTCTTTGCAAGCACTATATATATCTTTAATAGATGAATCTTTTAATAGATTAATATTTTGGTTAAACTTTTCAGTTAAAGGGGGTTGAACTTTTGAGTTTATAGGGTTAAACTTTTCAGTTGCTTGCTTTTGTGTATCAGAAGCTATAAGCTCCTTATATTTATTTCCAATACCGTAAAAAGAAAAAGTACCTCCTTTTTTAATTAATTTAAATTCTAATACTCCAGTATCAACTAAAGTCTTTAAACGCCTTCTAAGTGCTATTTTAGATTTAATACCAAGTATTGGTAATTCACTTAATAAAGTCTCATATTTAAGCCAATAATATGGCTTATCATCTATTATTTTTATAGTCATAGATCCACTATCTTTAAAATCTATAAAATACCTTAAGATAGATAAATCTTTATCATCTAAACCCATTTCTAACGCTTTAGCTTGGGAAAAACCCATAAAAGTAAATTTCATATTAGCTCTACCTCCTTTGAGGATTTTATGGTATAATTAAGGTGCTTTAATAAATTAGGTGGCTAACGCCATCTTTTTTTATATCCTTAATTACTGATCCATAAGCTTCTTTAAAGCTAAGTCCTCTAAAATATCTTTTTTCAATTTCATCAATTAAAATATTTATAGTTTCATCCATAAATTTCTCCTAAAATGTTGATATAACATGTCCATTCTTAACTGTTAAAAACAATCCTTTACAAGCTAATAAAATAGCTTCTTCTAATGTTACTTGTTTCATACTATATACCTCCATAATTTAAATTATGTAATCTCAAAGATCATAAGGCTATTAAGCCTGTTCTTCTTTTGATTTATAATATTCTTTTACTAATCGTCTACACTCTTCTACACCTAGACGTCTTAAAAGTGATTTAGCTGCAATTTTACCAAAAGCATCTTTACACTTTGCTGATGGTTGATTTTCTTCAATAACTGTTATTTTCCTCATCTAATCCCCTCCATAAAAATAATTTATGCTTGTCCCAAAGGACCTGTTACTAAAAATTTAAGTGTTTTTCTGCAATTATTTTTAATTCTGCTGCTCTTTTTTCTAATTTACTGAAGAAATCAATAATAACTTTTAATTCTTCTTGTTCTGAATCATCAATAATTCCATCTTCAACTATCTTTAATAAAGTTTTTTGAATCTCTTTACTGTTCTCTAAATCATTAGTTGCTGATATAGCGAATCTATAAAGATTTTCTATGTTTTGAACATCTATTGGTTGAGTAATTTTTTTACCTATAGGACATTCATTACAACAATAATTATTTAATAATTGTGGTGCATTATATGCATCGGCCATTATTACTACTTTATCTACTGGAACAACTTTGCATAAATCTAATTCATAATCAGTTAAAGAATCTTTAGATATTCCAAGATATTCTGAAGCTCCCTCCCTACTTGTAAACTTAGGATTATACTTTGCTGCTTCTTTTCTTGCTATGCAGTACACATTTTGTGCTGCTTTTGTTGGTTGTTTTGCCATGTATATTTTTCTCCTTTCATGAAATAATATAAATAAAGTTTGCTATAAGCAACATTAGTTTGCAAAAAAAATTTCTTCTATTGTTTTATTGAATAAATTAGAAATCCTTTTAGCTAATATTAAAGATACTCTTCTATTGTTATTTTCAATCATATTATATGTACTTACTGCAATACCTAATTTCTTTGCACATTCCTTTTGAGTCATATTTTGAGAGTTTCTATAATATTTCATTTTATTATTCATATAAAATCACCTCGTCTCATTTTGCAACCTTTAAGTTTATTATAGTGTCACAATTAGTGAATGTCAAGATAAAATGTTTCATTTTGTGACTTAACTTATCTTATAAATCGCTTTATTGTATAATTAAAATATATTCACAATATGTGAAAGGAGTTTGAACTATGAATTTAGGTGATAGAATCAAATCGCTAAGAACTTCTAATGATATTACACAAAAAGACTTAGCAGAATATCTTAATGTTGGTAGAAGTACCTTGTCACAATATGAAAGTGGTCAACGTATTCCTAATGATGAAATTAAAAATAAGATTGCAGATTACTTTAATGTTTCTTTAGATTATCTTATGGGAAAATCTAATATAAAAGAATCAGCTGAAGAATTACTAAAGGATCCTAGAGCTACTATTGCTCTTCATAATGATAATGGTATTGATGATGAATTACCTGAAGAAGCTAAAAAGGAAATTGAAAACTTTATTGAATATGTAAAAAATAAATATAAAAAATAATTGTGCATTAGCACTATTATTTTTTATATTTATATATGGTAAATTTTATTATTTTAGTATATTTTTATTTTAATTAGGGGGATTAAAAAATGGATTTAAAATACATTTCGTTAAATCATATTAATTTAGATACAAATCAAATTATAAAAAAAGAAGTCAATCTTAATGATGCTAGTAGTTATATTGATGATATAATTACTACTATATTTAATACTAAAAGTAAGAGACAATTTTATCCTTCTGGTGATTCGGAAGTATATCTTAATGTATTAAATAGTATAAATTTAAATATAGAAAATAAAAACCTATCTAAATGTGAAATTGCAGCAACTTTGTCTTCAGAAGTTAAACATAAAACTAATTCTTTAGATGAAAACTCTAATAAAAATTCAAAAAAGTTGCTAAAATCTCAAAAAACTGCTCAGGAAAGATATGGACATCTCAATAATATAAAAAAAGGTAGCTTAATTCAAGCATTAGTTGAAGATGGTGAGCAAAACTACTATGTACTTTGTCTAATTGAACATAATGACTTTTTAGATGAAGACGATTTAAAATTAAAAGGTGGTTTGCCTACATCAGATACAGCTGCATTGAAATCATGTATATTTTCTTTTGAAAATACTGATTTAATATCTGTATTCTTAACAGATTCATCACCTAAAATAGCAGATTATTGGTTCAATTCATTTTTAGAACTACAAGAAACAAGATCTGATTTATTAAATACTAAAAATGCATATAATAATATTTTAAGAATTATTAGAAATAAGTTTTCTAAAAACTATAAAGCTGATTTTAGTAAACTTCAAAATGCTCTTAGAGTTTATTTTCTTCAAAAAAAAGCTTTTGATTATAAAGATTGTGTTGATTTTCTTTTTGAAGATTATGAGCCAGAAGAACCTACAAATCCTGACCTTGAAACAATTGATACAGAAAAAATGAAAAAAGTTTTCTTAAATTCTATAGAAACTGACAATGATTTTGATTCAAAATTCCAAATAGATATAAAAGATATAAAGAATCAATTAATTAAGACAAAATATAAACTTAATAATTCAGTTACATTACAATTAAATAATACCTCAAAACATTTAGAAGACTTTTTTTATTCCTATACTATTGATGGAGAAAATGTTTTAATTATAAAAAATATTGATACATCAACATACGATAAATTTAATTTTAATTATAAAAATAATTGATTTTAATTTTATATTTTTTATAATTAAATAGAAGGAGGTATTATTATGAAAGATAAATTAAAATTTATTTTTACTGATGAAGAATTATTAAATCTAAAAATAGTAGATAACTTCACTAGTACTACTTTAACATTATTTTT